TGCTGACGCCGATGCGCGCTGCGAACGCCGCCATGGAGATATCGTGGGCAGAAAGATACTGGCGAAGGCGCATGAGGGGATTGTCACCACGCTGGTGAACCCTGTCAAGGATGTCATCTCACCAGCCGGGGCGTGGGCTGAATCACCAGAACAACCATTATGCGATATGCCCAATCGCATACGTCCGTTGCGGCTCGCCAGAAGACTGACGTTGGAAGAGGTTGCCGAACGTGTCGGCACCAGCGTTCAGCAACTCTCGCGGCTGGAGCTAGGCGACCGCCGTCTGAACGAAGATTGGATGCGGCTGATTGCTACAGCATTAGGAGTCGGACCCGCCGATCTTTTTGCGGACAGCACCCCAGATAACCGCGAGGCAGTCGAGCTGCTTGAGGAGGCTGCCCTCATTCGTTTTTGGCGCATCCTGAGCTTGGACGAAAGGCGCATGATCGCTGCTTTTGCCGCCAGCAAGGGGATCTACATTCTCAACGGAAAACCCAGGAAGCGGCCCACCAGATAGGCCATCACCATAGTGGTGATTTTCCTGTTGACTATCGTCTAACCAATGTGGTGAATTGTCTGCGTCATCTGGCGTAAGGCGTTCACGATGTATGGCTTTTACGGCGGCTCGTTTCGGCAAGGTTCGGCCCTCCCGTTCGTTGTATCCCCGCGTCCGCAAGACGCCTCCAGCGTCAGTGTAATCCCTCAGTCACATAGACCAAGCGATAATTGCGCCAGTCGTTCCGATCGAAACGAGCGTATTGGTGTGCCAAATGTAACCGGCACGCTGCGCCAGCAGGCCCTCGACGAACTGCTGGCCTCGATCGCCGAGTATCGGGCCGCCAGCCCAGCCTTCCGCCCCTACTGGCGCAAGCTGGCCATGCACGACATCGCACGGTTCAGGCGCGAATTTCTTGCGCCCGAGTTGGCCGCGTTCGAGGCAGTAGTGGAGCGGACGAAGCAGCGGAGGCGGGCAGCGGCATGAGCTACGACCCGCAATGCGAACTGCTGGCCGAGTACTTCCTCCGCCACCTCGATCTGGGCGCCGACTACCACGAAGCCCTGCACGCACTGGCACAACATATCCAGGACACGGTCGATACCTGGCTGCGTGGCATCGAGGGCGTCGGATTGGCGAAGCAGCCATGAGCGGGCACCCCGAGACCTATCTGGGCGACGGCCTTTTCGTGTCCTTCGACGGGTACAGCGTCGTCCTCCGCGCGCCCCGCGAACATGGCGACCACTTCGTTGCCCTGGAGCCAGAAGTGCTGCGGGCTTTCTGCGTATATCTCGAAGAGTTGGCGCGCGAACACCGAAAGGTCGCGCCATGAACGCCTGCCCCGATCTGCTCGCGGCGCTGCGCACCCGTGAGCGTGACTTGGAGTTGGACGCCATGGCCGTTCGGTCCCGCATCGAAGAGGTGCGCTCCATGATCGATCTGATCGAGCGCCCGCCGCGCCGTGGCAGGCCCCGCAAGCTGGAGGCTGTGCCAGAGCCGCCGCTGGAGGCGGTGCCAGAGCCCCCGCAGCACGTCCCGGGGGCCATCCACGAACCGCCAGACGACGACGAACTGCCGCTGCAATCCGACATCCCGGGGGCGTGAACCCCCATCAGCATTGGAGACCACACCATGATATCAACAGAGCTTGCCAACCTGGCGGATTGGATTATCGCCTGGGGGGCGAAAGGGCAGGCAATGCCGCCGCAGAACGCCGCGCACCTGTCGCGCGTACTGCTCGACCTGTCGCGTCAGGTCCGCCACATGGAGCGCATGGCGGTAGCGGTGGATGCGTTCATTTATGCTGACAAGGACGACTGCGATGCCGTCATCTAGCATCCCCCACGGCGCAGCGATCGAGCGTGCCATGAGTGCGGCGATGGAGGCCATCAGCGCGCTGCCGGATGACGACGACCACGAATTGCTGCTCGGGGTCATCGAAGGGCAGAGCGAAATCTTTGAACTGCTCGACAAGATCGTGGAGTGGTCGATCGCTGACAAAAAGCTGGCGGAACTAGCGAGGGAACGCGCCCGCCGCATAGAGGCAAGGTCTGATCGGGCACGGGAGATAGCCACGCGCATCGTGGAGGCCCTCGGGGTGAGCCCTCTTGAGCGCCCAGTATATACAGCGAGCATTTCCTATCCGCGCAAGCCGATCGTTACCGACGCTATGGCGGTCCCCGACAGGTTCTCCCGCGTCAGCGTTGATATGATCGCGCTCGGCAAAGCCCTGCGTGCTGGTGAGAGTGTGCCTGGGGCAGAGTTACGAAATCCTGAAGCACAATTAACGATACGAGTCAGCTAATGAAGCGTGGACCTAAGCCTCGCGATCCGGTCGTGTATTTCCACCAGCACTACGCAAAGGAAGCGACCGGCTGTTGGATCTGGACTGGACGCACATGACAGGTATTGGGCCAACCCAGAGAAGAGGCGGGCCTATTGCCTCGCCTACTACTACGCAAACAAGCCACTGAGGACGACATGAGCCAAGCACTGACGACACCCGACACCGCTTCATTCAATCCCGGCACCGGCCTGGTGCCGCGCAACATGGACGACGCGCTACGGCTCGCTGAGTTCATGGCTCGCGCCCGCACCGTGCCGAAGCACCTCCAGGACAGTCCTGGCGATTGCCTGATGGTCATAGAGCAAGCGATGCGTTGGGGCATGTCGCCATTCGCTGTCGCGCAGGCAACGTCAGTCATCAGCGGAAAGATGATGCACGAGGGGAAGCTGGTCGCGGCAGCGGTCGAGACCAGCGGCGCCATAGTAGGCCACATTGATTACTCATTTACCGGCGAGGGGGATGCGCGCGCGGTCACAGTCAGCGCCACCCGTCGCGGTGAAACAAACCCACGCACAGTGAGCGTCACGTTCCGCGAGGCGCGCACGAACAACGAGATGTGGAAGCGCCAACCTGACCAACAGCTCGTCTATCACGGCGCCAGGGTGTGGGCGCGTCGCTGGACACCGGCGGTCATCCTTGGCGTCTACTCGCGGGAGGAAATGGGGCCGACCATCGAGGGTGAAATTGCGAGCGATGAACCGATTGCCCCTATCCGCACAGCGAGGGATGCCCTGAACGATACGATCCCCCTGCGCTCTGCCGCAGCCGCCACGCCGCGCGCGCCACGCAAAGCGGACACGGAGGTGTATGAGGCCGATCCAGCCCAGAACCGGTTCTACCGTCAGAAGCCGGCCGATGAGACAGAGCCGCGCGAGACGGACGAGGAGAGATGGAAGCGGAACCTGCTGGCCAAGCTGGCGCTGGCGCGATCGCGGGCCGATGTTGTCGCAGTTGGCGGCCTGAAATCCGTCCACGCAGCGCAGAACTCCGGTATACCGGAACTGAGCATGTGGGTCACCTATGCGCTGAACCATGCTTTCGACAGGTTCCCCGCGGATGAGACGGAGGCCGTAGACGACGACCTGGACGAGGTCGTGATCAAAGGCGAGGAGCACCTCGCGGCAGGCTGACGCGCCTGATACAATTCGGGCGGGAGCAGCCAAAATGACGGGGGGTTGATGGTTCACTTGACATAGGAGGACAGGAGGCGATATTTGCAGAGGCATAGAGCTAGCATCCATCTCCGCCCGACGAGGATCGGCACGTACGTCCGATGTCTGGTTCGTCGCCTCATCACGTGTCTCTCGATCGTGCCGAAGCACGCTCTGTCCTCCTATGCCAAGTCGGGGGGTTGTTGGTCAGTCCAAAAGCGGCCCGCCATTGTCGCCAGGACGGCGCCACGGCCCGTATATGTGCATGTCGGCTGCGCTGATGGCTTCAGACCATCCAAGCCCAAGCTGAGACTGGATGCTTTTCGCCAACGTCGTAAGGCGAATGTGGGCATCGTGCTCTCGCTCATTGCCGTCGGCCTGCATCATCCTGACGTAGTCGGCCATGGGGGCTTACGCCCCCTCGACCCTGTTGAGAACTAGGTCCACTCGGACCCGGTCCCCATTTTGAAGGATGAAGTGATGGGTGCCGGTGTGGCACCCTTGATATTTTGGGAGGCCCATCTCCCCGATGTAGTTGTGGTCCTTGAGGACCAGAAGGGCTTGGAGTTGGGGAGAGATGGTCATTGGGGTCTCCGTGTTTCCTTGACATCCTTCTAGGGGTAAACTATACCTCTGTCAAGCATTGTTTAGCGAGGTTGTAAGGAATGGCGGTCAACAGGAAGAAACGGGCCCCGACGCCTCCCCCGGCCGATGGGCCGGGGCACATGATCGGCTACGCCCGCGTCTCGACCGTCGATCAGAACCCGCAGCTTCAGGTGGATGCGCTGACCCGTGCTGGCGTCCATCCCTCCGACATCTATACCGAACAGGTGAGCGGCGCCGCAATCAAGCGCCCCCAGTTTGACGCGATGATGAAGGACGTGCGTGAGGACGATACCGTTGTCGTGTGGAAGCTCGACCGGTTGGCGCGGAACAACGTGGCGCTGCACCAGATTGCCGAGCGCATTCGGTCGAAGGGTGCCAACCTACGGCTCTTGGACAACTCGGGGTTGGACACCACCACCGCAGCAGGGCGCCTCATGTTTGGGATGCTGGCGGTGATGGCTGAGTTCGAGCGTGATCTAAGCCGGGAGCGGACGATCGCCGGTCTGGCGCGTGCTGCGGCTGAAGGCCGGAAGGGCGGCATCAAGGCGAAGCACGGGGACGAGGCTATATTGAGGTGGGCCAAGCTAGGCACGAAGCCTGGGAGCCGCGCTGCTGGCATGAGCGTGCCTGGGTTCATCAAGGCACTAAAACGCGCGAGGGAGAGACAGAATGGCTGAACCCAATGTGTGCGGCTTCCCGTGGCGGTCCCATCGGCTGGCGGACTGGTCGATCGTAGGCATGAACCACTACCGGCAGGACGGCGAGCGACGGCTCTTTGTCTCAATGGAATGGCAGGGTCGCTGCATCAAGGTGGAGGGCGCTGACGATAGACAACTGTGGGCAGAACTTGAGCGGCAAGCGTACCTTGTAAGGGAGACCCCCGATGCCTGAAACGACCGAGCCGACTGCGGCCCAGGTGAACGCTGCGGCTGCCAAGTGGTGTCGGGATAAGGATCGCGAAACAGACATGGACGACGTTCGCTATTTCAAGGGCCAGTGGCGATCATTGCCAGGGCTGCGTATCTACGTCGAACGGGAGGTTGCAGGCTATGCCGAGTGAACCCAATACGACGATCCTCTGCCGAAAATGCGGCGCAGAGGGAACACACCACTGCTCTATGCCAGGGTGCCCCCTGCCTCCCATGAAAGACACTGAGTCACAATCCCAAACGACCGCCATGGCTCGAATGCTGAACCGCTGATACAATTCGGGCGGAAGCAGCCCTCGGAAGCCGCTCCCGCCCTGAACGCCGCGCCGACTTGCCCAACCGGCGCAGCGTCTCTCACCGGGCGTATGAAGGACCACCCTATGCGAGCTCCACGAGGAGCGCTTCCAGCTTTTATCCCTACGGCTATTGGCTATGCTGGCAGTGACTGTTTGATCTGGCCATATGGGTTAACAACTACTGGATATGGCCAAGTCAGATTTCCTGGCATTCGCGGCACGGCGGCTCGCGTTGTATGCACTCTGGTCCACGGAGCGCCTCCGCAGGACAAACCCCACGTAGCGCACTGGTGCGGGAACCGAGCGTGCGTTGCACCCAAGCATTTGCGGTGGGCGACCGTCCGTGAGAACCGGATGGATAAGTTGCGGCACGGGACAGAAAGCAGAGGCTCGGATCGTTATAACTCAAGACTGACGGAAGCAGACGTCCTAGCGATCAGACAACAGACCTGGCGCACTGGCCGTTCGTTTGCTGTTGAGTTTGGTGTTGCAGAAACCACGATCAGCGCCATTCGTGGAGGAAGAAGATGGCGATACTTGCTTTAACACGGAGGGGCGGCGTTGATAGCGCCGCCTCATCCACTGTGATTGGATCGATGTGATGGATATCCTCATTGGCCTCGGCGTCTTCGCCGTATTGTTGACGCTGATTATCGGCGGCCCTGCCTGGGTGCTGTATCAAGCCTGCACCGGACCCGCTCGCCCGATGGAGAGGATCCTGGCGATCGAGGCTCACTACCGCGCCATCGCGCGGCTCAAGCTTGCCCAGCGCCTCGCACGCCGCCCAGTAGCCCCCTACTGCTGACCGAGCAGCCCCTGTTGCCGCCTCGGTGGTGGCTGGGCTGCCTGGATCGCTCCTGTGATGCCGGCCGGCACGCGCACCCACGGGGTGAGCTGCCGGTTTTGCACATTTCCCAGCGCGTTAAAGAAGTCATTACTCTGGCCGCCGCTAAACAGCAGCTTGGCAATCGCGGTGCGCACCGGGTTGGTATCGAGCGGGGTCGCCCCTCCCTGGCTTGCGATAAGCTTGCCGGCGGCAGCCACCGGATGCCCCGCCGCAGCGAGCATGAGGGGCGCCGAATAGTCCACGTCTTTGATGTCGGCGCCTAGCGGAGCCGTCCGCGAGCCACTCAGCACGGCGTTGCGGGTTTGCGCGTATGTCCCCTCGTTCTCCATTGTCGAACGGAACTGGTTAAACGTGGCATCGTCACCGAAGCCTGCGGCGATCTTGTTGCGGATCAGCGTGTTGCCAAAAATCTTGCGCGTTGCGTCCGCCCCCTCCTGTGTCGCGTCCACCCGGTCCTTCAGCGCCCGCGCAACGCCGGCGCGGAAGAAGTCCTTATTCCCGTCCGACAGCCCGGCAACTGTCTGAGCGGTCACCTCGGGATCGTTGTTCAGGATGTTCCGGCCCATCTCCATGGCGTCGCGCGCCTCTGACGGACCAGCCCAGGCTGCCCGCGCCGCGGCATAGTCCGGGTTGTTCTGGTCGAGGGCTGAGACCCAGGCACGGCGCAGACCATCGATCTCCCTCAGTTTTGGGGTCCATGCGACCTGCCCGGTGACATCGCTGCGGGCAGCCTCCATCATCTGATCCATGCCGCGCTTGACAGCATCGAGGCTGCGCATGTTCGGCACGCCGACGATGCGCGGAACGCCGTCAGCGTCGTATTGGATGGCCGGGTCGGTCGTCGGCAGTGGCGCCTCGCCGCGTCCGATGCGGGCGGAGTTTGCGATCCGTTGGAGTTCCAAACCTTCCTTGAGTCCCTGCTGTGCAACAGGATCGTCCAGCATGCCCTTAATATTGTCGGTCATCCCGGCCGGCTTGCTGAAGGCTTGTTCGTAGAGCGGGGCGGCGTTGGTGGAACGCAGGTCCGCCAGGTTGTTCATCGTGGCGTGGAAGTTCTCCGGGTTGCCGGTCGCAGCATTGATCGCAGCATTGATCCGGGTCGGCGCCCCCTCCATGCGCCCCTCAAGGAACTGCGTCGCGATGCCGCGGGCGTTGCCTGGCTGGTTGGCGACGCCAGCGCCCAGGCCGATGACGTTGCCCTTGGGTAGGCCGGTATCGATCAGCGCGCCCTCTGGGCCGAGTGTTGCCAGCGCCGTCTGAGCCTGCGCGGGGGATAGCATATCGCGGGTAAACGCCTGGGCGATCTTGGCCCGCGCCTGTGCCTCCGCGGCGCTCGGCACCAACCGCGCAGCCACCGCATCCACCGCGGGCTTTCCCAGCAGCTTCGCCAGACCCATGATGCTCGGGATGCCGGCGCCGACGACCGCGCCAGCGGCGGCGCCAGAGAGCGGGTCGGCTTCGTTCATGCCTGCCCCTGCGGTGCCGCCCACGATCGCCCCGCGGCCCCCCTGGCCCAGCACATCAAGGGCACGGTGCAATACGCTGGTGCCGAGCGACGGCGGGATAACCCGCGTCAGTGCGCTCTCGCCGATCGCGGCTGTGGGGAGAGACCCGACGATTTCCGCGCCAGTCTGCAGTCCGGGTTGGTCCGCCTCGAATTTTGCCTGCGGCAGGGCATTTAGTTGCTGTCCTGGTGTGGCGATCGCGCTGTCCAGTCGTGGCGCCAGGCCGAAGCTTAGCCCCTTGGCCATACCGCCTACCGTGCCGGCTGCCTTGGCAACGTCCTGCCCGATCGCCGTTGCCCACGGATTGTCGGCGCGAGGGGGCGGTGGCGTGTTGGTGACTGCCGTGGTGTCAAACCCGGCGCCCTCATCAAGCGCGCGCAGGAACGTACTTACGCCGCCGTATGGCGTAGGCTCGCCACGCTCATTACCGCCGATCGATGACCACGACGACCCCGTGATGGACGGCGGCGGCAGTGCTCGCGCTGGGGACGACTGCGTAGCGTCGCGCCCGCCGTTTTCTGGGTGGGTGGTGTAATCCAGAGGATCATAACTCTGAGGCGCTGACGAGGCTGCTGTGCTGGCCGCCCCAGCCGCACCTTGGGTCGCGGTGTAGTCCAATGGGTCCGCCATTATTGCGGACCTTTGTAAAGGTCAATATGGCCATTAGGGTAACGGAAGAATGTGCCTGGTTTAACATTCCTCTCAAACCACTCTTGCCGCAGTTGCGTTGTCGCTGGATCTTTGGCCATGAGGTTCGCAGGTATAGGCGGGACCATAGGTGGCAGACTGTCGCGCGCCTGGGCAAGCGCCAGCCCGGCTGGCGTGGGTTGTCCATTTGGCTGCTTGGTTGCCAGCTGGCGTGAATACTCGGTCCCAACATCGACACGACGCTGATTGACCTGCTGTAGGAATGAAATGATGGCGCCCCGTGTCTTGGGGTCTTGCCACTCGCTCGGCGCCATGCCGGTGACGAATTCCAAATCCTGGTTTGAGCGTGGCTCACCGGTTGCCGCGCCACCCGAGCGCAGATCACGCACGATACTAAGGACGCCAGCACGGAACGCTTGCACCGCGCCGGCTTTGTCTCGCAGATCCTGGCCGCCAAATCCGGTGGCTGAGATGAGGTCGGCTAGCGATCTGCCGCCGACCTTGATCGAGGTCAGCGGCGTCGCGGCGCCGACATTATCTGATAGCCCACGCAGCAACTGCAGATCATCGATACGCGTGCCTGAGTTCTTGATGTCCTCGTTGACATCGTTGGTCAGTTTGACGTTGGCCTGATTGCCGGCCTTTGCGTTCTCCAGGTCGACGGCCTGCTGGCCCCTCTGCTTCTCCAATACTGGCGCCTGCGCGAGTTCCTTCGCCTTCTGATACAGCGGGCTTAGCAGTTCGCCCTGCTGCTTCTGCGCGGCGAGGACGTTCGCGGCCGTCTTGGCGGCGGCGTCCTGCCTCAACGAGGCAAGTTTGCTGCTGGCATCGGTATATTGGGCCTGTGCCTTGGTCTTGTCCGCTGGGGCGATGGCGTAGTCCACATCATGCTTGGCCTGCGCCATCGAGGATTGCAGTTCCGTAGCCGACTGCGGATCTACCGGCACAACCAGGTCGGGTCGCGATGTTGCGGTGATCGGTGTGCCGTGCCGGGCCTGGAACTCCTCCCACGTCAGCGCGTCATCCGGCCGTGTGTCAGGTGCTGGCGGCGTTTCGGATGGTGCTGGGGTAATCGGGGCCGGCGTGGCTGCGGGGCCGCCCGTGGGCGCCCCTGGCCCGGCCACCTGCGCCGTGGGTGGCGCCCCATACGGCAGCTTGTAGAACTGATGACCGCCGATGACGGCGGAAGGCTGTTGGTTCGCAGCCCATGATGGACCCCCACCGGGCATTAGCTTTGGGGCGTAGAAGTTGGTGGCGCCGCCGGTTGGATCTTGCGCGTCGCCGCTCATTACCGGGCGCACGGCTTTGTTCAGGATGTCCTGATACTTCGGATCGCTGGGGCTGAGCGCCTCCAGGTCCGGCCGTTGCTTGTCGGCCCAGGAGGTGAAAGCGCCGGGCCTAAAGATGACGCTCTGCGCGTCCTGGTTGCCCGCCGCCATGCGGTTCTTGATGACAGCAGCCACGCCTTGTTGGCCCGCGAGCGGTTCGCCGCGCGCTTCGCCGTAGACGGTCCGCACCATCTGGTCCTCGGCCGGGGACACACCAGCCGGCAGGTTCTTGGCGATGAACGGTGTCAGCGGAGCAGGAACGGCATTAGCCGGCCCACCTGCCCCCGTAGCGGTCCCTGGCACAGCTGGCCCGCTCGCTAGCACGTTGGGCACTGTCCCGGCGCGCTGCATCTGCAGCAGCGGCAGTGCGTCCTGCAGCGCCTTCAGCCGCAACGCCGCCTGCTTGGTCTGGTAGTCCTGCTGCGCCCCGAGTTGCGCCGCCACCTGCTGCTCGGAGCCTCGCTCGCTCGCCTCGGCGCCCTGAAAGCCTTGCGCCAACCCGCCGAACATCGGCTTGCCCGGGTAGTAGCCCGAGCCCGCCATCAGGCTGGTGCCGAAGTCTCCGAGCGCGCGCAGCCCGGCGCGTTCCTTTTGCGCGGGTGACATGACGTCGGTCACTGTGCCGCCAGCGAGCGCGCTCCCGATCTTGCCAAGCAGCCCCACGATCCCGCCCTGGGCTGGTGTGGTGTCGGGCTGTATCGGCTGCGGCGCGAGTTGCTGCGCGAGCTGCATCGCCTGCGCGAGCATGTCGGGCGAGGCTGGCGCTGTGGGTGCTGTCGTCTGGGTCTCGGTGTCGTCGGCTGCCATGTGCGCCCCCTATAGACCAAGCAACCCTGTAGCCCGTGACCCGCCGCCGAGATTGACCGGGCGTGCGGTAGCCGGATTGCTGGCGTCCCGCAGCGTCTGCACCCGCTGCATCAGCATCTGGACGAGCGCGTTCATCGCCGCGGGGTTGCCGCTGTAGGCCCCGCTGGCGGCCTGCCCGGTTGCCGCCTGTGCCCCTGGGGGCAGGTTGGACACGGCCGGCTTCTGCGGGCCTGCCGTGGATGCGTCGCTGACAGCCTTCAGCCCCGCAGCGAGCTTCGAGTAGTCGATGCCGCCCGAGCCTTGTTGGCCGAGGGCTGTGTTTGGATCATCGACGAGGGGCGCCACAAACCCGCCAGTCCCTGCCTGACCGGGAGACATCTGGGGCGCAAAGCCGGAAAAGAAATCGCTCATCGCTAAATCCCCGCTGCCGCGCCACCGACCTGGGCGACCTTGCTGATCAAGCCGAGATACGACCCGATCTGATCCACTGTGCTCGGCGTCGTGGTGCCCGTCGTGGTGCCTGATGTCGTCCCGGTGCCGGTGGTGGTGCCGGTGGTGCCGTAGGGCACGCCGCTGAGCGTGCTGAGCAGCGTGTCGAGGTTCTGCAGCGGCTGCTGTTGCTTCGCGTAGTAGTTGCCCATCTGCGCGTTGATGTTGGCCTGATCCTGGCTCTGCTGCAGGCCGCCGATGCCCAACAAATTCTGGAGATACTGCTGCGGCAAGCCGCTCCCGGTGGTGAGCGCGTTGGTAATGTCGGCCTGGTTGTAGCCAGCCATCTGGCCGCCGGCCGTCCCATAGAGCGGCGCCAGCGCATTGCCTGCGCCTGCGTTGATACCAGCCAGGGTTTGTCCGCCCTGGTTGAGCAGTCCCGCGAAGCTGGTGCCGGCGTTGGCATTGTAGCCGGCCAGCGCCTGCGCCGCGCCCTCGCCGAGACCCTGCTGGGTATTGGCGAGGCTGGTCGCGGAGTTCAGCGCCTGCCCGTAGCCGGTGTTCAGCATCTGGCCGAGGATGTTGCTTTCACCGAGCGCGGCCTGCGACTGTGCCACGCCCTCCATGACGCCCTGGCGCGAGCCGCCGAACGCGCCGGCCTGATTGGCGTTGGCGCCGACCTGTTGCAGGTTCTGCTGCAGCGCCTGCTTGCCAAGCGCCATGGTCGGATCGATCACCGACTGCTGGTAAGGGCTCATCATGCTCTGTGCGTTCTGGGCGACCTGCTGCGCGCTGATTGGCCCGACGCCGGCCCAGTTGCCCAACAGCCCCTGCGCGTTACCGAGCCCGGTGTTGATCGCTGATTGTCCCTGCGACAACCCGGTTCCGATCGCCCCCATCGCGCCGGTCTGGGCGGTGTTCTCGGCCTGCTGTGCCTGCCCGAGGCCCTGCTGTAGATACGACTGTGCCTGCGGCAGATAGCTGGCGATGGTCGAGTAGAGGTTGTTGGTCGCACCCCCGATGTTGGACGCCATCTGGTACGGGTTGGTGTTGGTGCCGTAGTCCCAGCCCTGCTGCGTGCCGGGCGACACGTTGGCAACTTGCTGGCCGGTGTATGGGTTGAAGAAGTTGGGATCCTGGCTGATCGTCTGCGCGGTGCCGACCGCCTGTTGTGCGGCCTGCGTCAGCCACGGCGGTAATTCCGTCGAGGAAGTGCCGGACGTGTTAGAGGTGCCGCTCTGCTGTGTCTGTTGGCTGCCGCTCTTATTTTTAGCCATCGCCGGCTCCTATCGTTTCATGACGGCGCGGCGGAACAGCGCTGCCAGTGGCGAGGTCACCACGACATGTCCGCCAGGGACCGCCTTCGCAGCGGCCTTCGCCGCGGCACGAACACCGGCCGGACTGGCGACGCTCTCATGCGCGACGGCACCGGATGGGGTGCGGCCCTGCACCAGCACAGCACGCTGCGCGCCGGATGCTGCGAGGGCGTGGCGCTTGCTCTCGGGGTAGCCAAGTTGCTTCGCGAGGTGCCCATCGGTCAGCGTACGCGCCTTGAACTGCTTCGCCTGCGCCGGCGAGTTGGTGACCAGCGTGCCCTCGGGGCGTGTGGCCTTTACCAGTCCCGCCGGCAGCGAGCGCGGCAGCTTGGTGCCCTTGGCCATGAATGCCGAGGTCTTGGCGCTGCGAGGGTCCGCGACGGCAGCGATCTGCGCGGCGACATCAGCCACCGGCTCCGGCAGCGTCCCGAGCAGCCCTTGCGTTGGCTTACGTGCCATCGGGGACCGCCAGCGGCTTGTAGAAGTTTGGCAGCCACGGTTTCCATCCGGTGGGTGCTGCCACGCGCCCCCAACCAGGGCGCCCTACTGCGTTCGCTATCGTGCAACCATGGGCAGTCGCCCAATCGAGAACCTCGTCTTCCAAGGCCAGGATATCTCGAAGTTCTCCTGCGAGGAGCCAGAAGTTCACCGTCTTCAGCAATGGGAACGTGATTATTTCAGCGACAATGACGCCGCCTTCATTCTCGAATAAACGAGCCTCGCCGGCTTTCAGCATCCGCACGACGTCGTCCATGCGGTGGGTCTGCATACCGCCGCACTCCAGCGATTTCTGTAGCCGATGGGCTTTTTCCCCACCAGATAAGCTCACGTCATCACCTGCGTGGTGATCAGCGCGCCCGCAGCATTGACGCTGACCACCCAGTTGGAACCGTCCGGCGCGCGCAGCACGATGCTGTCGAAGGCCGGCGTGGTGGTTGATGGCGCCTTGCCGTTGATCGCGGCAGCCACGAGGGCAAACCGCTGATTGATGTCACCGCTTTGTGGCGCAACGAACGGGGCGGGTGCCTGTGGCCGTGCCATCAGCGCTTGCCCGCGGCGCTGATGTCGATGCGATTGCGCCCGACGCTGAACGGCGCGTCATCGATCGCCTCGATGCGCATGCGAATGCTGCGACCAGAGATGCGCGCATCCATCAGCCCGTCGTGGATCTCGGTCAGCAGTCCGCTATCGGTCTCGACCGGCGAGCGTGGCTGTTCGCGGGCCAGGAACCGGAAGCCAAAATGCGGCGCCAGCGTGGGATCGGTGGTGTCATCGAAAACGACCTGGCGTACGTGGAACCGGATATCCCCCTCGCCCTGGTTGATGGAGCCGCTCTCCGCGAACACCTCGCCGGCGCTGGCCCGTGGTGCGCCGTTGTCCGTCCAGCCGCTCTCGTGCTGATAGAGCGCGCCGCCACCACCAGGACCGGTGCCGCCGAGGATGGGGTAATCGAGCGTGCCGATGCGATCGCCGGCTGTGCGTGCGCGCCGTCCGAGCAGCCAATAGCCTGGAATGGTGGTGTAATTCATCGCGATGTAGGCGTTGTTCTCGCCGTCCGATGACGTCTCATCCGGCCAGTCCCACCAGAGTTCAGCGAATTGGGGATTGGCCGAGCCGAAGAGCCGCCCCGCACCGCCTGCCTTGAGCGTGGTGAAGAACCAGTTCTTCACGTCGCAGGGCAATGGCTGGACGGTGCCGTTGTAGAGCCAGAAGTTCTGCGCCGACATCCACGCAACGAACGAGCCGGCGCCAGCGACTGCACGAGGGCTGATCGGCCCGCAGCCCGCGCCGATCTGGTTGATGCCATAGGCATAGGGTGGCCCGACATAGGTCATCAGATGCACGTCGTTGGTCGTGAAGATCATGATGCCCGCGGCCACCTTGCACGCCGTGAGCGCGGCCGCGCTGGTCACCAGCTGCTTGTCGCCCGCCAGGTTGGTCACATCGGCCGTCCAGACGGTCATGTCCTCCTGGTCGGACCAGGCGACGCGACGCGGATCGCCGCCGGCACCGTAGAGCACGACCTGCCGCTGATCGGTGACGATGACGCCGCGGTTGCCGACCGGCGCGTTCAGCACCTGCGTGGCAGGCACGCCGGGCGTCTTAGGATCCCAGGAATACAGATGCCCGTCCTGGGTTGGGACGACCACGAGCAGCTCGCCGAATGTGTCCATCGACCACCAGTCGGTGACCGCGCCGAGGATGCCGGGTGGCCCGATCGGGCTGCCGGTAGGTGATGAGATCCCGTACTTGCCATCGCCATAGAACCCGAGGCCGTAACCGCTGGCATAGCCTGGCGGCAGGATCGGGGGCGCCCCAGTCGGTGTGATGTCGTAGAGCGCCTGGGTGTCGAAGCAGTAGGCCCAGAGGTGGGTATCGGTGCCGAACGCTGCCCAGCGCTGATAGCTGTTGTCGTGCCAGGTGACGACGTCGCGTGGGACGTCCGACACGCCGCTGCCCTGCACCACGGCGTTACCGCCGACTGGCACCAGCACACCGCCCCGCCAGCGCACGTTATTTCCGTCGAACCACCTCCCAGAAGTGGCCTCGCTGGTGCTTTCGCGCACGATGCCGGGGGGCGGCGATTGGGTGAGCCTAGGCACTCGTAAGTTCCAGTTGCGTCACGCGCTCTGCCAGTTCGCGGATGGCGTTGCATGCGGCCAACAGAAGCGGTCCCAGCTGGGTGCCCAACTGCCCTGGCAGCAGCAGCGGATCGACCGATCCATCCATCCGGGGTGCTCCCATCTCGAACACCAGTTCTGGCATGATGCGCTGCGTTGCCTGCGCCGAGAGGCCGTAGTGGGTGACGCCGTCAGCCCGCGTGCCGCCTTCGCCGTTGTACTCGAACGCGATCGGCAGCAGCTCGCAGATATCAGCGAGACCAGCACCGTACGGCCGCACATTTGTCTTCACCCGCTCATCCGATGTGGCGGCCCATGCGCCGCCGCCGGGCTTGAAGCCGTTGCCCACGATGGTGAGGTTACCGCCGTAGGATAGTTGCATTTGAGACGTATTGGCGTTCCAGAAGCGGTCGCCGGTTGACTCGTTGTAAACGTCGGTGACGTTGGTGGCCCATTCGAGGATGCGCTGCGGGAAGCTGCGCGTGATGGTGAAGTCGGTGACCTGTGAGCGGGCGAAGTAGATGGCGCCATTGACGGCGAGGGTGCTGATGGTTGCCCCACCTTCGCAACCGAGGGCGCCTTTGACATCCAGGCCGCCGGTCACAACCATACTGCCGCTGATGGTGCCCCCAGTGGTGGGCAAGAAGCTGCCGGTCGGCCCGGTGCCGCCGGTGAGCGTGTGCAGGAAGCCGTCGAGCGCCGACCAGTTGGCGTTCAGCTTGTTGCCCCACGTGTCTTGTGAGCCGCCAATTGTAGGTAAATCGAAATGGTAGTTGGGTGTAAACGCATCACTCATGGGCGCGCTCCTCGGCGTCCGCTCCATTGCCACGATGCATCGGTATGTTCATGGCCATGGGTGGCTGCTGCAGCCGCTGGATCTGCGTTTGGCACTGGGCCTCGATCTGTCCGATCAACTGCTGGATGGGCACCAGCGGCCGCGCCAGCGTCTCCAGCACCGCGCGCCACTGGGCGATCGACAGCGTCACGCTCAGCGGCTGCTCGGGGGTAACAGCACCATTCGGGGCGTCGCTCATCAAGCGATCCCCGCCGGTGGCTTTCCTGGCCACGGAACGGGGGGCGTTAGCGCCGTCTCGACTGGATCATCAGCGAGCGAGATCTTCCAAGTCGATGTCTTATCGTAAGGGGTGCAGATTATCCAGCCCATCGCACCTAGCCCACGGCGTCGGCCTTGCCACCCAACCCTACGCAGATAATCCTGACGATTGCCCTCGGAGAGCACGCCAGGCGTGCGCCGCGCCTGCTTATCGTAGAGCACGTAATGCGGTGCGCCATCGCACGGCACCCATTGCGGGTTGGGCTGCGCGGTGTTGGACATCGAGCCGGCGAATGTGGCCATGGTGCTCTCCTATGCGGTGGTGCTGTCGGTTGGGTTCGATCGGCTGCATGTCCATGCCGCGGGCCTATGCTACAATCGGGTTGGCAGCAGTGCTGGATACACCGCTGCCATCCCTAACCGACGATCCCTCTAGGAAAGGACCGGGGCTGTGGCGCAGTCTAAGGCAGAAAAGGCGGCATATATGCGCGCCTACCGCGTGAAGAACCGCGACAAGATGAACGCGTGGGACCGCGCGAGAGGAAAAGGCAAGGACCGACAGAAGCAGCGAAAGAACAACAACAAGAGCTACTGGGCACGCACGATTAAAGAGCGTGAAATCCTCGCTGGTCGTCCAAGGCCGAATAGCTGCGAGGCGTGTGGCGAGGAAGGGCGCATTATGTTTGACCACTGCCATACCAGGGGGCATTTCCGCGGATGGATTTGCGGCAAATGCAATACTGTCCTCGGCTTCGTTAAAGACGATACATCCCGTCTGCTGAAGTTGGCAGCCTACCTGAAGTTCAACGCTATCAACCAAAGTCCGCAATTCTCTCTCCCTGGCGTCTAGGCTGAAGTACTATCCGTCAACAGCCCGTAGCTTGCGAGCAGTGTCGCTAGGGCCTTGCCAGCCGTGTTGCCGGCCCATGCCCCGGTCAAAGTCGGCTTGGTGGTTACGGGCGTTGTCGTGGTGAACACACCGAACCCGCCGTTGAACGTCCCGGCGCCGGATGCCTTGACGGTGCCCACGGTGCCCATGCCGCCAGTCGGCGATCCCACTTGCAAACCGGTTTTGACGAACAGGTTGGCGTCCTGCCCAGTCGCATTGAACTGCAGTGTGCCGCCTGTCGCGGTCGGAGCGACAACCATCTGATAGTTCTGCACCGTCGCTGCCGCCGTGTTGGAAAATCCCAGCTGGATCTTCTGGCTGGACATCCCGGCATTATTAGTGTTGCCGACAGTCTGGACTGCGCCCAAAGCTAATCCCAGGTTTGTCACGCTGTTGCTGGCAGAGTTATAGTTAATCGCATTGTTGCCAGCTGAATTGTAAGGCACGTTGAATGAAAATCCGGTCTCGCTGGGACCGTTGGAGACCACCCCGCCGCTCGCCGTGATGCCGGCTGTCCCTGGCGCGCCCGTTATCGTCAGATTGCCGCCCTGGACTGTTGGCAGAACCTGCATCCGGATCTGCCGCTGCGTGGGTGTTGCCGAGCCGTCCACATAGTTCCAGAGGATAGCCTGAGAGGTATCGGCCAGCGTCCGCTGATAGGTCCAGGTTGCCGCGCCGTCCGTCACGGAGCCGCTGGCCGGCCACACTGGCTCCGTCGCCCCTGTGACGCCAGGAACCGTGCAAACATACGCTAGGCCATTCGGGACCGTGGGCTGAACCGTCTGATTGAGGACGGCGGTAATGGGGCCGATCCACGCTGGCGGAAAGAATGTCGTGGGACCGACATACAAGGCGTTGGTGGCAGACCCTTGTAGCGATGCAAAAGCATAGCTAACGGGGAAATACTGCGTGCCGCAGGCTACCGAATATGCAAAAGATCCAGGCCGCGGCGGATTGCGGGTATTAAGGTGAATTGTATTTACTTGAATAGCGGTATTCTGCGTCGGGTCGGCGTAGCCGCCATTATACATATTAACGTCGATCTCAAGCCCATTTATCACCTGGCTAGTGCTGCCATCCTTGGCGTAATTAGGGCCGTCATTGATGACGATGTTGCCACCCCAGACATGGACATTCGATCCATTCGCGACCGCCATACCATAGAGCGCAGTCGCCCCTGGCCCGCTCTGCGTGCCCGGCAAGAACGCACAGGAACTATGGACAAACCCAGCGAACGCCTGAGCGCCGGAGGGTGTCAAGTTGCCAGCAGGGACAGTGATCGCGCTGGAAATGCCATTGAAGTAGCCGGCAACGCCAGGACCGCCTGTGCCGCCGCCCTGGAGAGCAATCTGGAGCGGGGTTTGCGAGCCGATCTGCGCCATCAGCACATGGGTCTCGAAGGGCGATGTATTTATGAATGTGAATGGGTTGTTGACGATATCGACGACACCGAACACGCTGCCGCCTGCCAGAGGCAGGAACGGGCCGCCAGTGACATCGCTCTGCAGTGCGCCGATCGCGCTATCCAGCACGCTAGCGTTATTATTTAGATGGTAACCCCAGAGGCCATCATCCATGTCGTAGTTGGGCATGATGAGGCCCAGATTTGGCGTCGTCGTGTATTGGCCGCCGCTCATGGTAAGATCAATCCGTATGCTGTCAGGTCATCGATTAACGCCTTGACGTGTTCCGCAAGCGCCGGCAGCGTCACGGACGAGGTGACGAACGTCGAACGCGTTGCTGTGCCAGTGGGAGCGCCCCACCCTGTCGGCTTGGCAGGCGGTGCAGTGCCATTAAAACCAACGCTGCCGAACGTGGTGGGGCCGAATACGGTAGCGTTGCCGGCCAGCGGCAGATATGGCCCACCGCCGGTTGAGGCGTGAATAGCGCTATCTATCGCGTCGGCATTGCTGTTCCACAGGTCTCCCCACAGCCCGACCGCCATGTTGGCTATCGGTTTATATAGACCAAGATTAGGGGTCAGCGTGTAATCGGTGCCGTTGCCGCTCATGATACTGCCACCACGTCGAATGGGCCTGGTGCCCAGATGCCGGGATTACCGCCGCATAGTGCCACCGTGCCGAACGTCTTGAGCAACAGAACCGTCTGTTCGCTGTATTCATACGGGCCAACACCATATGGCCCGACATCGTAGGACGAGCCGAGGCCGCTGGATGGCGGCGTGAGATAGTGCCAAGTGGCGTATTTGCCGGTGCCCCAGGTGAGTGTACCGAAGCCCAACGGGCGCACCGCGTTGTAGACCTGATAGCCGCCGGCAGGCACGCGTAGGATGTCATACATCGCGGTCTGCACGATGGTGGTCGTGAGCCCAGTGCCGATGAGATGCCCGCCGGTGAGCGCATCATAGATGTTGACGGTATCGATGGCGCCCCAGTCGGGTCCGCACGGTGGCCACTGCACGGTGGCGATGTTGGCGCCGATGACGCTGTTCTTAGCTGTGGCCAAGAACTCAGCCGGACGACGGACATAGCCCGCTCCGCTCACCTCGACACCGTCAGACACGAGGCCCATCCAGCAATCGAACGGTGTGGCGAACGAGAGGGCCATCAGGTGGTCACCGATTGCAGCTGGCTGTCGGACAACGCCAGCGGCCAATAGCGGAACCGACGCAGATAGAGTGCGCTGTTGGTCGCTGTGAACGGTTTGCCAAGACGCAGCGTTGTGACTGGCGGCGGATTGGTCGCGCTGGTGTTAAGCATGGGCGCCCCACCATTAAAGGCAATCTGATGCGTCGCGGACGCAGTCGATAAGCCGGCTTTGAATGGTGTTCCCAGCCCCAGCGGCGCAGATGGAATGGTGATGTTTGCGTTGGTGACGCCTCCGACAACCTCGAAATACGATACCGTGTTTCCGGCTACCGGGGTGATGAGTTGCATTCTGTTGGCGGTAGTCCCGTCGTCAAACTCAAACCAAGTAGTTTGGATGCCAGCAGCAGGAAGTATTCCATCGACCACGGCGCTAAGTGCCAGCGCATTGGTAAACCACGGCGACGTGGACATAATGGCGCTATCGATCGCGCGTGTGGCTGTCGTGCCGAGAGTTGGCACATACGATGTAGCAAACGCGCCGGCTTCCAACTGAGCGTTGCTCACGGTGCCGGTGACGGTCAGCGTCAGCGAGCCGGCGGTTGGTGTGAAGGTCTGCGACACACGTTGAGTTGCTCCCGTTCCAACCAGCGCCCCCGTCGCCGTGCCGCTCTTGGTGATGGTGCCGGTCCCGTAGAATGACAGCGTCCAGGGGACTGCCGTGACGGCAACGGACTGGGTGGTGAGCGTCGCACTGTTCAACACGCTGTTGGTTCGCGCTTCCTCGATCAACAGACCGTTGAGCACGAGTGTCGTGCGGTTGTAATCCCAGCGGGGCGCATTCACTGCCGCCGTCTGCATCGTACCGGTGGCATCGAAGTATGTCGCTGTGGATGCCCGTGTGAACGTGATGCGGCCATCGAGTGAACCGGGCGTCAGGAACGACATATCGAGCGTCGGCGCCGGGGCGCCTCCGGGGTTGAGCCCAGCGTCCTGCCCCGCACGCGGCCGCCACGTCACCTGCTGCGAATACAGCTGGCACCATCCCGCGGCAGACACCGGCCCCTCGATGCGCGCGCAGGAACTGGACGGGACGTAGTGGCGGCACATGCCGCAGCGCTCGGCGCCGCCTGCTGGGGTGTAGCGCGCGGCCGCCTTGGTGGCCTTGGGCGTGCCGCGGAGAGCGAGGCGCTGGAGGACTGCCATCAGCGCGCTTTCTTGGCAGCGCTATAACGCTGCATGTAGAGGTTCTTGCAGACGCGGCAGAAGCGATGGCCCGCTACCGTCACACCGATGTTCGCCTCAACGTATGGGTGGCCGTTTTTGCAGTGGGTCTTGTTGCGCAGGAAGCCTGCCCGATTGGAGGTGTGGCGTCCTTTCGCCACGATATCCTGCATGTTGTCGAAGCGCGTTCCCAAAAACAGATGCTCGACGTTGACGCATGCGGGAACATCGCAGCGATGCAAGACATGGAGGCCATCTGGGATCGGACCGCACGTCTCTTCCCAGACATGACGGTGCAGCACGACATCCTTGCCCGCTCGCCTGATATGTCCGTACCCGTATCTAGACGTGGCGCCTTCCCACAGAAGACAGCCAGAGTTTGGCTCAGGGATAACCCGCTCTTGCCAAGGAATAGCTTTGCTCATAAGTATGTATGGCACACCTAGAAGCATGTTGCCATCTCCGCTCGCAATGGAGCGCCACTATAGTCTGACTGTTGCTTCCAAAGGTTAGCTCTTGTTACTGCTTGTTGAAACGCTGCATCCATTTGTTGGGCGCGGGCGTCGTCCAATGCCCAAATCGCCCCCTCCCTGACAAGCCCGCATAAATACACGGAATACAGGTTCTCAAGAATGGGGTTGGTGTCGGTCGGTAAGAGAAGTGGTCTGGGTTTCCTGTACCATCCCATTAAAATTTGCTGGGGCTGCCAGTTTGGGTCCGGGGGATTAGGAACGTTCGGATGAGGAAGCAGCTCAATGCAGTTCGCCACCAGCCTGTAGGCCACGCTGGGGCCGCTCAGCGCGGTGATCGCGTCGTAGGGTTGCGAGCCGATCGGCTGATACTGCGATGACCAATGACCCGACCATTCGTCCTTGAGGACGAGCAGCTCACCGGTTGTTGCGTCCCTGATGCTCTCCATGGTGGCGAAGTCGGACGGCAGCGCGATGTATGCGGCGTCAATCGGCTGGATGGCGGACGCCACCTGGCAGCGTGCGCGCAGTGTCTGGGCCAGCTCCGTCTCCACGGCGGCCACCCAGCCCGGCATGACACCGTTGGTCAGGATGTCCTGCCGGTTGAGGTAGGACGCCACGTCGGCCTGGAGCTGCGCGAGGGATGCCATCAGGGGGCCGTCACGACCACGCCGTTGCTGGGTGGCGCTGCCGTGCTGCCGATGGCATTGCTCGCGGTGACGACACACGTTGCCGTCTTGCCGACGTCATCCGCCATGATTGGCAGCGATGCCGTGCCGCCTGTGATGTCGGCGCCATCCAGCTGCCACTGATAGGCGTAGCTGTGCGGCTCTGCCTGCATGCCCTCCCAGTTGCCCATTGTGCAGGTGAGTTCGCTGCCAGCCTGCTGGACATGCGGCACATCGACGTTGATCGGGGGCGTGGTGGGCACCGGGTCGGGGCCGCCACCCTCTCCGCCCTCCGCGTCCGCCATCAGCACCGGCTCGTATTGGCTGCCCTCCAGCACGGCGCCGGCGGCCGCAGTCTCCACGCCCTGCGCCAGCGCAGCATCGCCGGCAGCGCTGAGAGCCTCTGCCTCGGGATACAGACGTATCAACAGCACCTGGTCGATACCCTCGACCAGCACTGGCTCGATGGTGCCGGTGCCGCTCATGACTTGGGCTTTGCTACTGCCGGGTCGCCCTCGATCGAGATCGGCACCTGCTGTGCCGCGACCAGCGTCGAGCCTTGCTCCCAGGTCTCCTTGCCCTGCGCGAGCGCTTTGGCGGCCACATCCTCGGCGCTGTCGGCGTCGGGATAGAGGCGATGCAGCAGCACGGGGTCGATGCCCTCGACCATGACCGGTTCGGCGCCCTTGGTCTCGGGCGTCTGTGCAACGTGCCCCGCCATGGGCTGCATGCTCCCAGCGGTTGCGGGAGCGCCGCCGACGCCAGGCGTGGGCTTCATGCTGCCGGCATGCGGAGCGTCGTGTTTGGTTGGGCTGGCCATGATGGTCTCCTTCAGATCTTGCGGGCGTCGTCGGTGCGGAATACGCGGTTGTCGCGCTCATCGAGCCACGCGTTGAGCGCCTTCTGGTCCTTCGTGATCCCGAGCTTCTGGAGCTGCTGCCAGATCACCATCGGAATGCGCGCAACGTGGGTGATGCCGTCAGGGTTCGGTCGGTGCTTGTCGAAGTTGGACGCGAGTTGCTTCGCGCTCTCGACAATGGGGCGGGTGTTCTGCGAGGTGATGATGACCGGAAGCCCGGTTTCGCTATCGGTCACGATCTCGGTTGACCGCTGCGTTACCGGGTTCCAGGACTCGAAGAACGGTCTGTCGGTCATAGCGGGATGCCGCTATAAGCGGGGTGCTGCTGGCCCTTGGAAGCCAGCAACGCCCCTGACCAAACACCTGTAGGGAGGTTGTTATGGCTGCGACTTACGATAGACGATTCTTCCCCCGAACCAAACCGGCGCGCTGTCAATGCTGCGGCGATCCGCCCGGCAGCAGCGGCTTGCATTTCGACCAAGATCCATACGGAGAGTTTCGAGGTTGGGTGTGCTTCACCTGCCTCGAAGAGCTTGAGGCGGATGACGCGGCGGATGTGGGAGACGCTCAATGACCACATTGCAGCGGTTCCCTGTGTCGCTCAACGAACTGTTCGAGCGCTGCATCCCCGTGCCTTTCAGCGGCTGTTGGATCTGGAACGGCACTATCGCGCACGATGGCTACGGTCGCGTGCCTTCGGGCAGACGAGGGGTGTCCATTCCCGCCCATCGGCTGGCGTTTGAATACGCCAAGGGACCAATCCAAGACGGGCTGCAGATAGACCACCTCTGCCGCATCAAGGGCTGCATCAACCCCGACCACCTCGAAGCGGTGACCGCCAGCATGAACGTCCTGCGCGGTCTCGTGCCAACCACTGCGTCGAAGCACATGAAGGCGGTGCGAGCCAGACTGACCGCAATCCCCCGAACGCACTGCCCGCGAGGCCACGAACTGACGGCCGAGAATGTGATCCTCGAACGTCAGCATCGCGACGGCTCCATCACCCGGAAATGCCGCGAGTGCAAACGCACAGCGTTCCGCATCTGGCAGCAGGCCGGGCGAAGGAAGAAGTAGGATGATAGTCCTTTAGCCATATCGGCAATCTGTCCCTTGTAGATACAGACTAAGCCGCTGATTTTATTGATTAAGATCGAATATTGTGGCATGCGCCTTAGGAGCAGTCGGTCTAATGCACCCCTCGAAAATCACGCCACCTTGGGAATTATCTCCTGTCTGGGCGTAGTCCTGCTGGACCATATCGCGCTCTGGCAACGGCGCCATCTCGACATAGTCCGTAGATACAAGCAGGATTTGGTGGGCGGGACAGAAGCGATCCGGCGTGAGCTGCAGCGTGCCGAAGTTCGTCCTGTACACATCTACCGCGCCCTGGATGGTCATCTCGCCGGTTGGTGACGCCTGCACGATATTTTGGGCGACAATGGGATTTCCGGTGCCGCCTTGGCTGAGCGTCGCGAAGTAGTTCTTGATGTTGCCCGACATGATGCCGATCGTGGGATTGCCGCCGGCTTGCCAGCACTGCTGGATGGCGGCGTTGACGACGGCGAGTGTGAGGTCGAACGCGGTGCCGACGGTGCCTGCGTTGGAGCCATCACCGATCGGCATGACGCCAGCACCAGCGCCGCGCGAGCCGAAGTTAGTATAGCAGGGCAGGCCCGACATATGGCGCGGATCGGTGATGGTGCGTACCAGCGGGCTGGTCACTGCCAACTCGAGGTCGCGCTTCACTTCCATGGCGCGGAGGATCATGTTGCGGTTGTACTCGTCCTCGCCCCCGACGACGTCCACCACGCGCAGGGTGTTGGACACGCCCACGGTCCTTGCAAGTATCTGGCAGACGTTGTTGAGCCGCACCGGTTTAATTACTGCTTGCATAACAGCAGTAAAGCCTTCAGGCTGGGCGTTGTCTGCGGCTGGATTAAGCTCTTGAACGATCCACTCTGTCAATACTTGCTTTGAGCCTACTCGTGGGCACGCACTGACCAGCGGTGTCTCGTCGGGATCGATGCGATAGATGATATCCGCGAGGTCTTCGCGGACGCCAACGGCTGCGGTCTCGATGTAAGTGCCTGCGGGTGCGGCTCCCTGTGCGGGAACGGCCATGTCCATCTCCATTGCATGGCACGCGCGTAGCTACGACGCTGCATGCCGGTTGAACCAAAATTGCTGGTTCGCAATGGAGCGGACTGACTGACCTATCAGGCGTTTACCGGTTGGTAACCCCGCGAGGGAGAGACTCCGGTGCGTGCTGACGGCCCGACTTGGTCATCCTGCGACTGCACGGCCCGATCGTTGCTTGGTAACCCCGAAGGTGAGACTGCCCCCGACCGACAACCCACCGTAGGGATGTAGCTACGGTGTCGTCAATACCGCCCGCTGCCGTTGCTGCCGGCGGCTGCGGAGCGTCGGGCGCTGAGCAGGGCTGCGGCGTTGCGGGCATTCGGTGCGGCCTCGAACGCCTGTTCCATGGCCTGCACCGCGGCGGCGGGAGCTGGTGGCGGCCGCACGCCGCGCACCTGTGCGGTCTGCACTGGCTGGGGCGCGCGGGTCTTGGCGCCCTCCACCAATCTGTCAAACATCATGGCCTTCATCATCGACTCGACGTGGCGCGGGTCGGAGAGCCCCTGGAGTTCCTGGCGGGTGTAGCCGCCCTTGGCCTCGGCCCAACGGGCGATGTCGCGCTGGACCGCACTTCGGGACGCATCATCGCGCCAGAACTCGTATTTTTCGCTCAGCATCTTATTGCCGGCCTCGACCTGCTGCGACATCGAACGTTCGTAGGCTTGCTGTTGCAGTTGGGTCAGCGTGCCCAGGCGTTGCTGCTCCGCGGTCGCGGCCTGGTAGGCGGCGAACTGGCGCAGGTAGCCTTGTGGGTCGGTGTCGATGAGCGATGGATCGGGTGGCGCGGCGCCTTGCAGCTGCTGCCCGAGTTTGGCGAGTTCGGGTTGGATATGGGGCAGCACGGTGGCGAGTGCCTCGGCCTGCTGCTGGAGTTGCTGGCGCTGCTGGGCCAGGTCCTTCATCTTGTTGGTGTAATCGACGGCCTGCCCCATCGCCGTCCTGATCTGTGCGGCGGTGACGCGGTGGCCGTCGATCGTGAAGACGCCGTCGCTTGCCCCTTCGGTGGGGGCACCCTCGGCAGGAGTTGGCGCCGCGCCCTGATCGAGCCCGAGTGCCTTGGCGATGGTGTCGTAGCTGTCGGTGGGGGCATCTCGTTTGGACTCTGCTGGCGCCGCCGGTTGTGCTGGCGCTGGCGTGGCGCGTGCCTCGCCTGGCCCCTGCTGCACGGGATTGAGGCGTGCTGTTGCGGCATCCTGGCGGCGTTTGGCGGCGAGCATGCGGCCGGCGTCGGAGAGGCTGATGGCCTCCTGGCTGGCGGGGGCTGGTGCATTGGCCAGGCCGGCGTCGTTGCTGGCTGGCGCTGGGGTGGCTGGCTGGGCTGCTGCGGGGGTTGCGGCCGGTGCGGGCGCGGAACTGCTACTGCTACTCTCGCTCATGGGGTTTCCATCTTGGGTTTAGCGTGTGTAGGGTGGAGCGTTCCCCGCGCGTGCGGGGTTGACCCGAAGGTCAGCACGTCCATCAGCTCGCGGTCGGCACGTTCCCTGCACATGCGGGGCTACTCAAACCGGCGCCCATCGGCCTCGCGCTGGCCCTGTAGCAATGCGGTGTCGAGCCGGGTGCGCATCTCGGTAGCGAGGTGGTCGATCGCGCGGGCGAGGTTGCGGGCGTCCTCACGTTCCCTGGCATCGGCCCCATGAACGGCGGTCTGCACGGCGCCTTCCCGGATAAACGTGAGGATGCTCATCAGTTCGGTATCCTGCAGCAGGCGGTGGCTCTCGGAGCCGCGGCGCAGGATCTCGTGGCGTTCCTCGCGTGAGAGGTCGCTCATGGATGGTTGCCGGTTGATTTGAACGGTATCACGCCGTAGTCCAGTTGGATGATGATGCGATCGAGCTGTTCGTCTGGATGGGATTGGCAGAGTGCTTCGACGCTTTCGCGCAGGGACTCGACCAGGGTAGCGAACTCGGGATTGCAGAACGCTTCGCGGGTGATGGTGAACTGATTCTGCTGCGTGATGTAGTCGCCAACCCCACCGCTGCGAACGAAGTAATTACGTGATGGCTCGCTCACGGGCTACCGCGACTTGGGCGCTGTGGTTCTGCTGATGGTGGGCAGCTTGGCGGTGCCGCGGTCCTTGCCAGCGCCGGCGGCACCCCCGCTCTGGGGCTTATTCTGACCCTGGCGGGGCACGGTTTTTGTTGATTGCGAGCCTGTTGCGCGTGTGACCATGGTGTCAGCCTCCTCGGTTTCCTTCACTGTAACGCCAGGAATGCCGCCTACGGGAACGCATGCTGTCATCAGGTCATACAGTTCGATCGCCGTATAAGCATCCTTGAGCATCATGGTGATTGTCAGCGTAACTCGCTTGCCTTTGCGTACAGTCCGGGTACGAACAATTTCAAACTTTGGATCATCGGGCATTGGTTACTGCCCTGGTTGTGGTGGCGCGCCGCCCGGCCGCGGCAGGGCAGGCCCTCCGGGTCCGAACAGGCTCTGCCCTGCGGCACGTGCTGCGATGTTCCCATACGCGCTGGGCATTTGCCCCTGCATGAGCGCCTGGCGCGTCGCCATCGCCTGCGCTGGGTTGGTCGAGCCCACAGGCGGCCCCATGGGCTGTGGCGGCCGTGGCGGCATCATTGGCCCTTGTGCCTGTGGCGGCGCCTGCGGAGGCCGTGGAGGCCCTCCAGGGGGCGGCTGTGGTGGCGTCGCTCCTTGGGTCGTCGCGGGCATCTGGGGGCTGGTGGGCGGCGGCAGATTGCCGAGCAGTTGGATGCCCGGCACTTTGCTGGCCATGGCCTGCTGGAACTCGGTGAGTGACGGCACCGGGGTGCCGAACTGGGCGCCTGCGACCCATGTCTTGGTCCAGGCATCGAGCGCCGCCTGATCCCTCTTCAAGTCGTCCTCGGTCAGCATCTGCGCCCGCTTGGTTTGTTCTGACGCGCGATCGTTCTCAACGTCAGCCGCGGTCTTGCCGGCCTGCACCTGGGCGAGGATCAGCGATGGATCGGGTTGCTGCGGTGGCGGCGTCGGCTGGAACCCCGGGGGCAGGGCTTTGAAGTAGGAGGACACATCGGCAATGTTGGCGGTCTCCAACATGCGCGACAGCGTATTGCGGTATTCCGGCACGCCGACCAGGGGGTTATCGAGCCCCTGGCTGGCCATGATCATCTCTTGTTTCGCCGCAATTTGGCTCAACATCGCCAGCCGTTCCATGGGCATGCCCTTGCCGCCGACGTTCACGCTGGTCTGCCACATCACACCCAATGCCCGCGGATCGATCGCCGCCCATTGGCCCCTAATCCTGTACACATTCGGTCGGTCCTGGTGCCGCGCCATCATCTTCAGCAGCCCCGAATACAATGGTGCCAGCCCAGTCTCGGCCAGCGTGCGCGCCATCATGTCCAGCCGATCCTGTGCGGCCGACGTCTGCGCCGACACGGCCACGGGCGCCGTTGATTGCAGCTCGTCCACCGTCAGTCCCTGGCTGGCCCGGGTAATGCCTGTCCTGCTCTCCCGGATCGCCTCCAGGGCCTGCATCATGTTGAGGGCTGCTTCGCCGGTGTAGGGCTTCACCAGCTCCGTCACTGCCCCCGCCTGCGTCGTCCGGATAATGCTGCCGATCGCCGTCTGACGGGCATCCGCGAGGTTCACTTGCCCCAGCGTCACCACGGTCCGCGGGAACATGCTCTGGGCCAGGCTGTCGAGCGTCGCCCGCATCACCCGGCTTTCGACCCGCTGCAGGTCCATGACCATGTCGGCCTGGCTGTAGCCGATCAGGCGGCCGGGTTCTCTGTATGGCGTGAAACACGCCAGCGGGATTTCGTCGCAGCGCTCCCATTGGATCATCTTGGTCGCATTGCCCAACATGTGCACGTGGATGAGTTCGGCCTTGTGGTCGTTATCCGTATCGCAGCGGATCCAGCCCTCGGCGTAGCGACAGATGCCCATGCTGCGGTCGTTCGGTGGCGAGGCTTTGATGTTGAGGCCCTGGGATGGATTGCGGGCAATCATCTCGCGGCGCTGCTGCGGCCGCATCATGGTGTCGCAGTAGCTCAGGATCTTATCTTCCGGCAGCCCCATCTCGATGAGGTCGGAGGCTGGAACGTCTCTGACGTGGAAGATACCGCGCGCGGTCCCGACATCGTTGGCGTCGGCCACCACCCAGACGCACTCGGCCGGCACGGCTTCGACACATGGCCAGTTCTGCTGTGCCGTCCGTGTAATGGTAGCGGCCCACATTTCGGGTGCGCCGCCCTGCTGTAGATACATCGCCCCGTCTGGGGTCTTTTGCAGGGTGGAGACTTCTTCGTCGGTCATCGGGCGGCGGACGATGCGTTGCGCCTCGATGCCCGGCTGCGCGAGCAGCATCTGGAGCTGCGGCTGCAGCAGGCCCTCGCACACATCGGTGCGGATCTGCTCGCGCTTGCCCCAGTACCAGCGCGCCCACCCTGCCTTTCTGGTCAGGGCGTCCAACAACACATCGTGCAGCACTTGCCAGCCGTGGTTGGCGGTGAACAGCGCCCAGCGGGCGTAGTCGGTCGCCTGCTTCGACAGCATGGTGGCGAGCTGGTCATTGCCGGTGATCTCGGAACTGATGGGCTCAAAGCTCACCGGATCCTCGACGCCGGTGAAGACGCGGAGCAGGCTCGGCAGCGTGCTCCTGATCGTATCCCGCACCACCGTGAGCACGATTTGTGACCGCCCTGGTGTCTCGTCCCCCAATGGCCGTCCGTCATAGTACTGCGATGCCGTGATCCGTTCGCGGCTGAGGTACATGTCGTAGTTCTGTGCGATCTTGAAATAATACTGGGCGACCGCCTCAATCTCTCGATCGTCCTTGCCGAGGCGCTCGAACACGATCTCCTGCTGCCAGGGCACGCCGGCGGGCTTAGGTGTCGGGCGCAATCCGGCGGCATAGCGGCGCAGTGATGGGGGCAGGTTCTGATCCGGGTCGTCCGGGATATCGGCGCGCGGCTGAGGAACCAGATATGCGAGCATCTGCTCGCTGCCCAGGTTCAAGCCCTGCGGCTGCATGCCGGACGGCACCAGTCCCTGCAGCGGCGGCAGGGGCGGGATGATGCCAGGGGGCATGCCCATGGGTCCGGGGGACAGCAGGCCGCCGGGTCGTTGGATCAGTCCGCTCACTACATGGTCCCCTCTGCGCCACCGCCGCCGCCCTCGCTGTGGTCACCCCCCAGCAGCCCCTGCGGGTTATTGGCGTTCAGCAGCGCCTGCCGGGCCTGATAGTCCTGGATCAGCTTCATGATGTCGGCCAATCCAGGTAGTTGTGGCGCGCCTGCTGCGGCCTGCGGCGGGGGTGGCGCCTGCCTGCCCCACATATCGTAGCCCGAGGCACCGGTCCCTTGCGGAGCCTGTGCCAATCCTGGCCCCACGTTCAGCGATGGGACGGTGGGCCCCTGTGCCTGCGGCATCTGCCCTTGGGGGCTACCGCTGACCACATGGCCCCATTTGTCGTACGTCGGATCTGGTGCTGGGGCCGGGGCCTGCGGCGTGGGCGTCTGGAACTGGGGTGTCCCGCCACCGAAGAAGCTGCTGATCGCTGTCGCCAGCTGCCCCTGCCCGCTATCCGGCGTAATGCCGGGGGCGACCATAGGACCAAGCAGTCCGCTCATACCGCTATCCTCTTAATACGCTGATAAAGGATCTGTCGCGCCAAGCCCAACGCATGATCCTGCGGCAACTCTCGCATAGCCTTGCTCTCAAGTTGCTGGATGCGTGACGGATCGCGCCATCTCAGCATTGCTGTAACCTCCTGGATCGTCAGGCCACGACGCCGAAGTATGAGGATGAGCGCCTGCGTCGTGGTCAACGGCCTCTCAGGATCACGCCTCATGCCTCCACCTCAGCGCCCTCTGTCCCGACGTAAGGCCGCAGTTCGATGAATGCCTCAATCAGGCAGGCGACGGCAGCAGCTTTCGCCTCGTGCTTCTCATCGCGCGCTCGTTGGCGATCCTCCGCACGCCACCGCTTCCGCCGTGCCTGCCATGCCACTCGCGCTGCCGCCTCCTCCGCCAATCGTTGCGGATCACGTTCAATGAGCGCCGCGATATGCATCGGATATTCTGCGTATGTCCGCTCACGCTCTGCGAAATGCGAGGCACGCAGCTCGTCCTGCGCCCGCTCAGCCGCCACCACCACCTTCAGAGGATAACGCCTCATACCTCCACCTCTGCGCCTAAATCCATGCGCAGCCCGACCTTGTCGTAGATCCCGCCGCTCATGCCCGAGCCCACCCCCAGCCCATGCTGGCAGAACGTCAAATTCAACGCATCCGCGTAGTCGCAGCTCGGCAGCCCCCTGGCCCGCATCGCGTTCTTGTCCTCGACCTTCAGCCGCCCATCGCTCAGGAAGCTATACCGCGGCGCCACCAGGTCATCCCGCAGCCGCTCATGCCTGGGCAGCCGCACAGCGCGCGTGGACAGCCACTCCTTGGCGCGCACCCACAGCTCATCTCGCAGCCGACTATACCGCCCGGTCGTACTCGGGCTCTCACTGACATTCACCCCCAGAATGGGCAGCCCCTGCTCATTGAGCCGATCCACCACCCCCGCACCAATCCCTATGACGTCGATACAAATCAGCGCCGGCTTCTGGATCTGCGCGTCCCATTCCGCCTTGATCGCCCCCGCCAGCATCATGGTATCCAGCTGATGAAACGACCGCGGCATCTCGGTCACCACGTTGCCCCGGCGCTTAATGAGGACAGACGCATCCGTGCCGAACCGGGCCACGTCACAGCCCCACAACTCCGGCTCGGAGTGGTCAATGGCGACATCCCGCAGCATCGCGCTGTCAACCAGCTCCGCCGGGATCAGCGTATCCGCATCAGCCAGCGGAAACTCCCCCAGCACCCGCACCCGATACGCATTGCTGTCGGCGCCATACCGCCCGGCAATCTCCTCAGCAAAGTCCTGCGTCACCCTTGGGCTGTCAGTATATCCAACCTTGAGACAGAACCATCTATCCCTTTCCAGCATGAAGGCTTTCCAGAAGAACCCACTAGATCGTGTCGGATTCCCAATGAGTAGAGTTATTGCTCCTGACGAGGACATAGATCCTGATGCCGCCTCGAACACCTGTTCCGGCACACCTGACGCCTCGTCCACCACCAGCATGATGTTGTCCGAGTGCAGCCCCGCCAGCGCCTCGGGCGTCTCGGGCCTGCTGGTCCTCGCGGTAATAAAGCACTCCGGGTTGCTCTTCAGCGTTATATGATCGCTGGTGACCGTCCACAGATCCCGCCAGGCACCCGGCAGCCGATCCAGCCATTTGATGATCTCGGGATAGAGCGCATCAAAAAGTTGGGGACTGCTGGGCGCAGTGCAGGCCAGCTTGAACGGCGCGCGCGTATTGCTGAACCACACGATCACCCACGCCGCCAGCGCCGTCTTGCCCGGCCCATGGCAACTCCGGATCGCTATCCGGGTGTGGCCGCGTGCCAGCGCCCGCAGCGCCTTTAACTGCCAGTCGTCGGGTTCCGCGTTGAGAACTTCACGAACAAACGCGATCGGCGCCCTGGCATACCGCGCCAGGCTGACGTCATACGGGTTCGGGCTTCTGGCAATCGCCTCTGCCCAGGTCGGTGGCATCCGTTCCGCATAGTCATTCGTGGCGGCGGTGTCGCTCATGGCAATTCCGGCAGCCAGGGTTTGGTGCGGACCAGAAAATCAAGAAAGTCCCGCAATGTCGCTGCGCCCAGCGGCGTCAGGTCAAAAGCGGTCTCTTTGGTCGGGCCGCCAGAAGGTTGGATGCATACCGTGATCGGCCACACATGCGCCTCACGGTCAGCAGCGATGTCCAGCACATAGACATTGAGATCAAGCGGCCCGCCGCCTTCCACAGAACGCACCAACAGGTGCAGATCGAGCGACATCTGCCTGGCCGATATCGGAAGCTTCTCCAGTTCGCCGCTATCGTTCATTCGTGTACGTTCATCTCACTCGGCAGCGGCGGCAGCGTGCGGGCGCCTGGCGGCAGTGGCTTCGGCTGTGCGCGTGCCAGCACCACCCGGCCAGGAGGCGCCTCTGGCAGCCCCTGGAGGCCGCCACGCGGCCCCAGCTTCAGCGTCTCGATCTCGGACCGCACGGAGTACTTCGACCGCCCCAGCATGCGCCCGAGGAGCGTGCAGCCCATGCCGTTCTCCCACATCCGGCGCAGCGTGGTGCGCTCCTCGTCCGTCCAGGGAACGGATATGACGTGCTTCATGGTTGCTGGCATCGCGGCTCTCCATGCGGTAGGTGTGGCCCGTGGGGTGGAGCAGTCCGGTAGCTCGTCAGGCTCATAACCTGAAGGTCAGCGGTTCAAATCCGCTCCCCGCAACCGCCCCAATTGTGGTAACTGGCGCTACTACCTGTCTGTCAGTCGCACGGCGCCGGGCAACTTCCCACTGCCGAAGTGCTTCGTGCACGCTTCGTAGTTATGGTCCCTAGCGCCACAGTACGAGCACCGCAGATGCTGCCGGTTAGATGAGCCGCCACAGGTCTTCGGGCAGTGGCTCGTCGGATGGTCTTTCGAGCCGCAATAAGAGCACCAATTAGGTGTCATCGTCGTCTTCAATTGTGGCAACTGGCACCTGACTGGGGGTAGCTATCGGAAATGGGCATTTTGAAGAGTAGGAGGCGGTACGGCCCACGACTGGCTGGCGATTACAGCCCCGAACGGCGAGCGAGGATATCAGTGCCAGCGGTGCAGGCTCACCGCGATCCATCTCCCGGTCCGCTCCTCCTGCCCGCCAAAGGTAATCCCGACGCTGGCAGAATTGCTCGATGAGGTACACCGCGAGCAGGAAGCGGCTATTGCCTCGTCAGACACGCCGACAGCAACTGATTAAGCACCTCCGCAGTGTGCCGAGCCCGCGCATCGACAAACCAGAACAGGAAACCCAACGCCAAGCCGTTCACGATGATCAGCGCCAGAAACTGCGGACCCAACGTGTGCGCAGCCTGCCCCCCCAGCTTGATCGCCGCCTGCACCACCGTGGTGTGGCCACCACCATTGCCGTTGGGCGGCGCCTCGGCCATCAGGCCACGTAACGCCCCTGGTCATCCCATTTCTGCCATCCAGGCGTCGATGGGGTCAGGAGGGCGACACCGACTGGCTCTCCCAGCACCAGAGGATCGCCGCCGTCCGGGTAGCACGGACACGGATTGTCAAATGCGAGATAATGGTCGCCGTTCTTCCATAGCCACAGCCTGGTCGTCTTTTCCTCGCTCATCACGCTCCAACAGTAGTGCGCTTGTCGTAGACGCTGACGCCCCCATCAAGCGCCTGGATCGCCTTGCCCAGACGCATGCTGGCATCCTCGAGGGGCCGGTAGGCCAGCATGAAATTGTCGGCAGCCTCGTCGGGTATAGTATCACCGGGGAAGCCATACTTCGCCGCCAGCACCTCCGCAGCGGTCTCCTTGATGGCGCCACGAAGATCCTTGATGGCCTCGATCGTAGTGCTCATGACACCCGCCGCGGCCGCACCAACCCCAGCCCCAGCAACCCGACGCCAAGCACCGCTCGTTTCATGACGTCTAGCCCCTGTTGGTTATAAAGTGAGCGGAATTTGTCCGTCTGGCGTCGCTTACTTCGGCTGCGCGGGCCCCAAGGCCACCAAACAGCAGCAGCACCAGCAGGATGACGACGAGCAGGTTCACCGCACACCAGGCCCCTGGATCATGAACCCAAACACCGCCCAGCCAAGCAGGAAGAACAGCACAAACCCAACCAGCCACCCACCACGGTTCCAATACGGCTGACCCGCCGGCGTGAAGTTCCCAAACGCCCAAAAAATGATCCAGATGAGCATCACCAGCCAAAACACAAACCCAATCGTCATCATGTCACCTGTATATCACGGTGCATATACGGCTGCGTCGCCTCACCCACAGACCGCGCCTCTCCATCCACCATCACCAACCAACACCCACACGCACACGCACCCTCAGGCACCACCCCACGCAACACACCGCACCGCAAACACCGCGGGAATATCGAGAGCGATAGAGTGTCACATGTCATGTGTATATGCCGGTGTAGATACAGTGGGATTTGTGCCAAAAATTTTGGGAGAGTGTGAGGGTGGGCGTGGGTGTCAGACGACGTCGCGTGAAGGGGGGGCACCAACACCCCCTCGATCGTGGTGGTGGTGCGATACGGCTAGGGCGTTGGTGCTGCTGTGTGCACGTGGCCGGTCTGCATCGATGTTGGCTGTGTTGGTTCGCTACTCTGTGGTGGCTCTGTAGCTACACGCTGCACTGCAACATGCACTACTTATAGTTGCGGTATAGTTACGTCCGATAAGATGGGTTTGCGGACACGATAACGCACATCACCACAGTCTCTCGTTGTTCGTGGCACGCGTAGGTTGCAGCCACTATGTATATACCGCTGTCAGCACATGCACGCGTAGATACGTAGAGCGCGCTATTCCTCGGGCAATGGTGCATCGAGCAATGATGCTGGCGGTGCGTCTTCTGCCTGCGGCTCTAGCGTAACTATGCGCTTGGCCTGGCCCTGCAGCTCTGCTGATACGCGCATTGCTGCTTCGAGATGGAAGTGCAGATGCGAGCCCGGCGGCGACACGATGGATGTCGGCATTACCTTGGCTAGCAGCGTCATGAATGTGGTTGGATTAGCGATGGCTTGCTCGGCCAGATAGCGCACGCCACCAACGCGATGTAGGGCTTGCAGGACCATTCCGCGGACGTCGGCATTGACGCTATTTGCGCTGCCTGGTTTGCGTCCGCCGCCGGTTCGGTTACCAAATCTGCGTGGTTCGGTAAGTGTTAACAACGACCTATGCTCCGTCCTTTAGGTGCACACTAAGCCTAGCATCCTCCCACTCCTTGTGTTTGTTTCGTTCGTGTTCCATGACGACACGCCAGTAGTTATGAAAGGCTGCCATTTCGTGATCGGTCTTTGGCCACTTGTGAAGGACATCCCAGATCCTGGCGTCTGATCCACCATTGGCTGGTCTTGGTGGGACTGCGTAGATGATGTCCCAGAGCCTGGCGCCGATTTCGTTGGTTGGTCTTGGTGGTGGCGGTGGCCTGTAAGGTTTCTGATGCAGCTTTGGCATGGCTAGTAGTCCTGACGCTCGACGAGTGCGTCGAATGGGTAGACGACTTCGCGGAGTTGTCCGAGGAACAGGATGCCGACGGTGGCATTTTCTCCGTTGGTTGCCAGCACCACCCCTGGCAGCCCTGCCAGAGGCCCCACGCGAGGCGCCACAGCGTCGCCCAGGTGCCATTGGGCCTCTTTCCACTGTTGGGTAGCGGCCAGCTCCTGAACGCCGCGTAGCGCGCTCACAGCGCCCTCTGGCAGTAGATACGGGTTTGGCCCTGCCATCATGAGGCGATTAACCCCGAATGTGTGAGCGATGGGCGCCCAGGGTGATTGTATGCCCACGAACAGGTAGCTGCTGAACAGCGGGACGTGGACCAGCCTGGACATCGTGCGGGTGGCTGGGTCGCGTCGCAGGACTGAGCGGGTGAGGAGCCAGACTTGGTAGCCTTGGCGCTGGAGGTTGTCGCGGGCCCAGTTCTCGGCTTGTGGGTGGGTGTGAACGACGCCCCAACGGCTACCGCACCCGAGGTCGCCGACTGCGGGTTCTGGTGTAGCTACGCACTGTGGCTGGTTGGCGTCAAGCGGCATGATCGGCATCGGGCTTTTCGGCGAGGGGCTTGGTGCGGAGCAGGACGTTGCGTCGGCCCTGGCCGCAGTTGGGGCATTGGAGGGTGCGGATGTGAGCGATCCAGGTGGCGACGGGGACGTTGTTGGGCTGCCAGTCGTCCCACCAGTGGCCGCAGGCTTTGCAGGCGCACCAGAGGGGCTCGAAGGTGGGCGCGGGGGTCATGGTGGCGTCAAGCGGCATGGTGATTGCGGTGGAGGTAGGCCCAGGCGTCGGGGGCGTGTTGGCGGATCAGGCTGAGGGTGTGTTCGCGCCAATCGGTGATGTCTGGTCTGGACAGTCGGCCGTCCTTCTCGCGGAGGGGTGTGAAGCCCTCGCGTTCGCGGCGTTGGTAGTAGCTCAGCCAGTGTCGGTTTTTGGCATCCATGTCGGCCACGTTGTCGTTGAGGGCGGGATAGGATGGCGCTGGCAGTTGTCGTTTCCAGTCGCGGAGCAGGGCGACGAGTTCGCCGTATGTGGGGAGGTATTTACATTCCGCTGCGACGAATTCGAGGGAGACATTTGTGAACGCGTCATCGCCGAACCGCATGGCGAGAAGCGGGGAGAATTCCTCGATGAAATCGGCGGCGTCGTCCTCGCTGATCCTGGCGCTGGTGATTTTCCCGAGCCGGATGAGCCAGCGCTGAACGATGAGTTGGTCAGCCATTTCCACCTCCTGCCACCAGCCGCAGCCGGCTGGCAAACTCGTGCATTTCCGCCACTTCCTCGGCGGTTCCCTCGATTGTTGCCAGCCGTTGCTCGACGGCTTTGAAGCCACTGCGGGGTGGTTTTGGCGCGCCACGCCGCCCCCCCCGGCTTTGGGGGGGGCTTAGGGGGGGACTGTCTTGTCTTGTCTGGTACTGTCTTGTAGTCGCGCGCGACGTTTCGTCGGGGGTTTCACACCCCGTTTCATGCTGCGTTTCGAAACGCGTTTCAGGCATTCGCATTAGTGGTATGTGGTGCGTTTCAGTCGGCGTTTCGAAACGCGTTTCACGAGGTGGTTCTGGGTGGGTTTGCCCGTTGGGTTTGTCGGGTGGGGTGGCGCCGTTGTGGTTTGCCCTCCACCGCTTGAGACGCTCCCGGTCAACCTCCCTGGTGCGGGTTGATTTGAGCTTCCGGTCGTAGGCATCGAGCACCTGTTCCGCTACCACCGGATGATACCAGCGATTGTCGGCGCACAGCACGAACCCGTGCATGGCAACCGGCCGGTGCTTGGCCCACGCCCGCATGTCCTCGCCAAAGTCGGCCAGCATGCAGAGTTCCTCCTCGTCGTTGGGCAGGCTGCCGGCTGGGCATTGCAGCATGGCAGACCAGTACAGCTTGAGCGACGCGATGCCGCCGCGGCCATCCTTGCGGGCAGCCCGATACCAGCTGCTGGTGAACATGCGATGGCCCCAGAGCTGCATCCACTCGAAGCCGCGCAAGTCGCAGTCCGGTGGCGTCAGCGGATGCGGCAGATCACTCATGGCCGCTCTCCCAATGTCACCACATAAATCCGCCGCCCACGCCCCACCCCACGCGTCTCTGTGGCAATGCCAGCTTCCGTCAGCGCCCGCCGGATCTGCCGCCCGCCCTCAGAGGACGAAATCCCGAGGAACCTCGCCATCCAGTTGGCGCTAGGCACCCGGCAGCCAGGGTGCAGCTTGGGCAATATCCACCGCTCGATCTTGGCGCGGTGGGATCGGCCTTCCGGCCTCGAATGTGAATACGAGGTGACCATAGTACGCGCTCCCTTGCTCAGGCCACGGAGCTGCGTTATGAAGGGGGCGTCAGCTTCTTCCCCTTCGGTGGGTGCAACCCCGAAGCCGGTTATTCCGATACAGTTCGCCCCGGTTCCCGCCGGGGCGTTCTCGTTCATATCCCAGAAACGATTGAGTCGGAAGAAGCGTAGTCGCTCTTCACCAACGGTAATCTCCCTTGTCCTGGCTCGCTCGATCTCCTCGGCACACTCGCCGACCAGGGCTCGCTCGGACGGCACGTTACTGTCGTCGAACATGGCTCGCTCGATCCATTCGGCACTCTCATCGTCAACGGCTCGCTCATCTCCGACGGTACTCTCCGTGATGGTGGCTCGCTCGTGCACCATGGTACTCTCCCGCGCTGCGGCTCGCTCAAGTCTTGCGGCACTCTCCGCGACGACGGCTCGCTCTGTTCTAACGGCACACTCACTGCCAGCGGCTCGCTCGGCGATACCGGAACTCTCTCCCCTCACGGCTTTAACCCCGGCACGAGGTGGGTGTTTGGAACCTCGATGCGATGCACATGGCCACCAACGTGATCCAGCACATACGGTTTGGGCGGGCGCTCCCCATACGCGGTGAAGAACAAGACCTCGTGGAAATGGCTCAGGAATATCTTGACCGCATAGCGTTGCGCCCGGAGGTGAATGCGCGCAGGGGGCAGCTTCCCCGCCAAGTAATGCTTCTTGGCAGCCGTATCGTCCCCGAAGCGCTTGGCCGTGAGCGAGGCGGCAGCCTGCTCAGCGTAGTCACCAGCTTCATTGCGCGCGATCTCACGCTCTTTGCGCTGCTGGTAGAGCTTGCCGTACGTGTCATCGGGGTGGTTGCTGACCTTGGTGAAGCTTTCCCCGACGATCCAGCACAGGCGCTTGAGCGACGCATTCCACGGGCGCTTGGTGCCCTTGTCCCATTTGACCGTCGGATCGAGGCCGCAGAACCGCCAGATGTGCCCGACGGTCGGGGCTTTGGCGATGTCGATATGCGCCAGGAAGCCGGCGGTAATGACCGGGCCAATGCCCACGATGCTGCGCATCCACACGCCAGCAGGCTGGCCAGCGCCATAGACATCGAGCGCAGCTTTGATCTGGTTTTCCAGCGTTTGTTCCTGGGTGAAAAGCCACGCAATGGTGTCGTGCGGCTCGGGCGCTTTGTCGTCGGTGGCTTGTGACAGCGTGCGAACCTGGTGAGCGGAGCGGATACGGTCTTCCTGGATCTTGTAGTATGCATCTACGAGAAAGCGCGCCTCAGAGGGACCGAGCGTGCGTGATGCCTCGCGCAGATCCTTGGTTAGCTTCTGTATGGGCGTCAGTAGCGACGGGTCTACGTGGTCACTCATGTGCGCTCCGCTTGCATGGTACTCTCGGCGTTCGCGGCTTCATCGGATCGCTCCACTGCCGAGCGCGAGCGTCGCGAACCAGGTGCACAGGAACGCCAGCCCCCACGCGCAGGCCGTGAAGGCGATGGCGCGCAGCAGGCTCACGCGGCAACATCCCCATGCAGCGAACATTGTGCTTGACACCCACGAACAATGCTCGTATATCTCGGGGCACAGAAACGGAGACCACGACAATGCTGCGGATCGAGATGGACAGGGGCCGGGGGTGGGAACTGCGCGGCGAGGGCGCCTTCACCGGTACCGTCGAAGAGATCGCCAGAAAGCTTCCGGCCTACGCGATCCAGTATCCGCACCGCGCGCTGTTGGATGGCGTCGTGGTCGCGACCGCCGAGCCGAAGCGCCGCCGTGCAGCCCGCTGAAGTCCGCGCCGCCCGCGAGCGGCTGGGCCTCACCACGCAGCAACTCGCCACCGCGCTGGAATGCACCGTGCGCGCCGTGCAGCAGTGGGAGAGCGGCGTGCGCAATGTGCCGGGGCCTGCGCGGGTGGCGCTGCGGTTCATGCTGCAAGCACTCCCGGCTGCGCGCTCGCGGCGATTGCCAGCAGCAGATCGCGGAACGCGGGCGGCGTTGCGTTCCTGATCTCCGTCTTGCGCTTGCCCCCCACCATCGAGACGAGGCCCTTGCGACGCGCATATTCGTAGCCGTGCCGCTCCACCATCACCGGATCGAGGCGCTGCCCGCTACTGCCCCATTTCAGTTCCGGCACATCGCAATCCACCGCGTAGAGCCACGAACCCTTGCGGGAGGGGTGCCCATACCAGCCCTGCTCGACATGGCAGCACCAGCCGCCGGACAGATCAGCCTGCCACCCGCCGCTCGCAGACGGCCAGGGAAGCCCGTGAGCCAGCCACGCATGGCTATGCGCCGGATGCTCCAGCACACCGCCCCAGTGCCGCACAGAAGCCAGCGCAGCCGCGAAGCAGCCGGCGTCATCACCCTTAGCATACTGATGCGGCTTACGTGGGCTGCCATGCCAGAACCTGCCCCAGCGCTGGCACGGCGGATGCGCCACCACAGGCCACGGACCAGCATAGGTGCGTGCGTCACGTGCCTCGTCCCATAGCTCGACACCATCAATGCCGGCGTATACGCCATCCCGTTGCACATAGAGCGCCGCGATCACGCGGCCATGTCCGTGTATGGCCTCAAGGGCACGCCCACCGACGCCAGGAACGCCAGCACGGCGGGTAGCGAGTTGCACACCGCGATTTCCATGCCCGCCTCACGCAGCCGCGGGAACTCGTCCTCCTGGCCCACGAGCTCGCGCAGGGATCCGCGCCGGGTGCGCACGATCCGTGTGCGCGACAGCTTGCCGCCGCGGCGCTTCAGTTCGACGCCGTAGATGCGACCACCGAACACGATCTGCACATCCGGCCAGCCACGTTTCAGACCGAGGCGCGACAGTTTGGCCGCATAGCGGGGCGGGAGCGGGACGGATCCGGCCGGGAACGTCGTCCACCGCGCTGGTGGCAGCAGCAGCTTGTCGAGGGCGTCGGCTACGCTGGCGTGCAGCTCGTCTTCTGGCTGCAGCTCCTCGACCAGCCGCCAGGCGCGGCCAGTGGTGACGCGCACCTCGGCAGTCTGGACGCCGCCACCAACACGCATCGGCCGGTCGTCACTCACCGCCACAGCACCACGACCGCGATCAGCGCGTCGGCCAGCAGCCACAGCAGCAGCAGTTCCAGCGTGAGCGTCATCCGATCCCTCGACATTCTATCGAGACGTGCCGCGATCACTCGGCCGCCTCGCGCAAGGCAGCGTCGCCAGGCGCAGGTGCGCATTCAGTGCTCCGTGGGTATTGGGATTGGCCGCTCTCCAGCGCGTCGGCCTCGGCGTCCAGCTCATCGGCAAACCGTCGCAGCCGCGCAGCTTCCTGCCGCAGCATCAGCGCGCCGCGTTCGCGCAGTCGGTTCCACTCGGCGAACAGCGCCGGGCGAATGCCCGCCAGCCGGTAGTAGAGCGTCCGGCAGCGCCATGGGCTGATGCCCAGCTCCAGTCCCGCATCCGTGAATGAGGTGTCCCAGGCGATGCCATAGCGTCGGCGCGCGCCCACCAGCTTGCGTACCAGCGGGATGGCGAGTTCGGCCATGTCGCAGGATTTCTGTGGTGACTTGGCCACGACGCTTACGCCATCCCAACGTGCCAGAACGAGCCGAGCGAGGGTAAGCGTGTGAGCGTCATGTCATTGGTGTGCATACGGTTCCCTCCCTTGGTCGTGACGTCGTCAGGTGTTCAGGCGGCGGCCTCCCCAGGAGGACGGAACCAGTCGTTGGGTTGCACCGCGCCGCGCGTCTCTTCCTTGATCCGCATCATCACGTCGGGACGCGGCAGACGGTCGCCAGTCAGATACCGATGAACCGCCTGCGTGCTGACGCCGATGCGCGCTGCGAACGCCGCCATGGAGATATCGTGGGCAGAAAGATACTGGCGAAGGCGCATGAGGGGATTGTCACCACGCTGGTGAACCCTGTCAAGGATGTCATCTCACCAGCC